GCCAAGGATTTCTACCGCGATCTCTATGAGCCCTACGGATTCGAGCGGATCGACGGGCCGACGCCTGGCGCCGTGTTCATGGTGGCGATGGGCGACTTGCCGGACGGCCGTCCGATCATGACCCCGAACCATGCCGGCATCTATCTCGGCAATCACCGCATCCTGCACCACCTGACGCGCCGGAATCCGATCGACTTCACCCGCAAATCGGCGCGGCAGCCGCTTTCGCATTGGAAGCCATTCTTCAACGCCGATCCGATCTGGGTGCGGCATCGCGACCTCAAGACCAAGGGGCTCATCGAGATCTGACATGACAGCCATTTATCTTCACGGGGCCGCCGCGCAATTCGGCGGCCCTTTTCATTTGGATGTGCGGAGCCCGGCCGAGGCGTTCCTAGCCCTCTGCCGCCAGAAAAAGGGCTTCAAGGAATTCATGTCGCGGGCCGACTTCCGCATCATCAAGGGCCCGACGAAATCCGCCGTCGTCCAGGGCCGTGATTGCGGCGAAGAGGAATTGCCGATCGGCTTCGGCCGCGTCGCCGAGATGCACGTCATCCCGGTGATGTCAGGTGCCGGCAAGGGCAAGGGCATCGGCAAGATTGTGGCCGGGGTGGCGATCCTGGCCTTGTCGATCGTGACGGCCGGTGGCGCGCTGGGCGCCTTCGGTGCGCTGGGTGCGGCAGCAGCGGCGGGCGCCAGCAGCCTCGGCATTTCGGCGGCCTCGATCGCCTTGGCCGGCGTCTCGCTGGTGCTGGGCGGCGTCAGTCAAATGCTGGCCGGCAACCCGAAGGCGCCAAAGGTCGACACCCGCGAGGATTCGACGCAGCGCACCAACACGCTGTTTTCGGGTCCGGTCAACGTCGGTGAACTCGGGCAGACGCGGCCGGTGGTCTACAGCGACGACCGCGGCGTCCTGGTCGGGACCGTGGTCGGCTCCGCTGGTCTTTCCGTTGAACAGATCCCCGTCACATGACCGTGATGCGCCCCGCATTGCTGCCGGTACGCCGGCCGCTCAAGGAATCCCTGCTGCCGCAGCGCATCAGTGGCGCCAAGGGCGGCGGCAAGGGCGGCGGCAAGAAGCAGAAGGCGTCGGTCATCGAGGACGATTCCGTCCGCTCGAAATCCATCGCCCGCATCATCGATATCTATTCGGAGGGCGAGACCGGTGGCCTTCTGACCGGTGACCTGAAATCGGTCTACATCGTCGACGGCACGTCGGTCACCCCGGTCATGAACGACGACGGCAGCCTCAACTTCGAGGGCGTCACCTTCGTCGAGCGCACCGGCACGCCGGACCAAGCCTATGTGTCCGGCTATCCGGCGGTCGAATACGAATCCACCGTTGGCGTCGAGTTCAAAACCGCATCGCCGGTCAGCCGCACCATCGACGATCTCGATCTCGACGCGGTCAGGGTCAAGATCAGGATCCCGCAGATATATGTCGTCGACAGCAGCGGCGACGTCCGCCGGACCCGCCTGCAATTCGCCATCGACCGGATGCCGGATGGTGGCAGTTTCACCGAGATCATCTCGGTCGACATCACGGAAAAGAGCGAAAGCCCCTACGAGCTCGAGTACCGGATCGAACTTCCTGCGGGCGAGGGGCCCTGGACGATCCGGTGCCGCCGCATCACCACGGATTCCACGGCGAAGCGGGTCTGCGATACCTATTGGTCGAGCTTTACCGGGGTCATCGATGCGAAGCTGAGCCGGCCGAACACAGCCTATATCGCGCTTGCCGTCGATGCGCAGCAGTTCGCGTCCGACAACATTCCGGGCCGCGCATACAAGGTGCTCGGCATCAAGATCGAGGTGCCGACCAATTACGATCCGGTGACCCGCGTCTATGAGACAACAGGCCCCGGCACCACCGGCGGCATCTGGGATGGCACCTTTAAGCGCGAGATCTGCGGCAACCCGGCCTGGGTTCTGCGAGATCTGGTCACCAACAAGCGGTACGGCTGCGGCGATCACATCGACCCCACCCAGGTCGACAAGTGGACGCTCTATGAGATCGCGCAGTACTGCGACGAGATGGTTGACGACGGGAAGGGCGGCACCGAACCCCGTTACGTGATCCGGACCCAGATCAACAGCCAGGAATCGGCCTATTCGGTGCTGCAGACCGTGGCGTCCGCCTTCCGCGGCTACGTCTATTGGGGGGCCGGCGATCTGCCGTTGACCGCGGGCCAGGACCGCCCGGCCGATGTGACCAAGATCTACGGTCCCGCCAATGTCATCGGCGGCATCTTCAACCGCGAAGAGGTCGACATTCTCGCCCAGCACACCGTGGCGCTGGTGACCTGGAACGATCCCGATGACGGCCACAAGCCGGCGGTCGAGATGGTCCCCGATGATGAGGGCCTGCAGGAACTCGGCTGGAAACCTATCCAGGTCGCGGCGTTCGGCTGCGACGATCAGGGCCGCGCGCATCGCCTCGGCAAGTGGATTCTGGACACCGAAAAGAACGAAGGCGAGACCATCACCTTCACCGTCGGGCTTTTCGATGCCGATGTCGTGCCCGGCGAAATCATCCACATCTCGGACCCCGTCCAGGCCGGGTTCCGGGGTTACGGTCACATCGTTTCCGGCACGACGACATCGGCCACCATCGATTCCGCGGTCGATCTCATCTTCGGCGAAGCCTACACGCTCACCATCGTGCTGGAAGACGGCTCGCTTTCCGCCGAGATCCCACTCACCAATGCGGCGGGCTCGGCAACGGTCCTGACCTGGACGACCCCACTCGATGCCGCCCCCGCCGAAAACCATGGCTGGATCGTCTCATCCGCCGTCGCGGAGCCGGAGCCCTGGCGCGTCATCAAGATCGCCGAAACCGACAAGCACCTCTTCGAGATCACGGCGCTCCGCCACGATCCCACGAAATACGCGCGCGTCGAGCAAGGCATCAACCTGCAGCCGGCCAGCTATTCGCTGCTGCCGAGCGGTGCCCTGAAACCGCCGCGCAACCTCAGCGCCACCGGCTACATCTTCCAGAACGGGGCAGCACCCCTGGTCAACGGCCTCTTCAGCTGGACGCCGCCGGCCGACAGCCGCGTCACCGGTTACGAACTCAATATCCAGATGCCCGGCGACGATGCCTATTCGATTTCGGCGACAACCGAGGATGTTTCATTTGTCGTCGAAAACATCGCGACCGGCGATGTCGGATTCCGCATCCGAGCCTTGAGCGGTGCCATGCGCTCGGCCTGGGTCGAGTTCACCGGATACTTGACCCCGCTGTCGGAGCGGCCGGCGCAGGTCGAGAATTTCACCTGCACCGTGCTCGGCGACATCGCAACGTTGCGTTGGGATACCGCCGTCGATTTCGACATCGCCTATTACCAGATCAAGTTCCAGCCGGTGTTGACCGGTGCGACCTGGGAATCCGCCCTCGACCTCGAGCCGGCAGCACAGGGCCCGCGCCAGGACGTCGCGGCGATGGTCGGCACCTACCTGATCAAGGCCGTCGACATTCTGGGCCAGCCCGGCATCACCGAAACGACTGTGGTCAACCGCAGCGGCGGCCTCAGCTATTTCAACGTCGTCGAGACCATCACGGAAGATCCAGGCTTCTCCGGCACCAAAACGGACGTGGTCTTCGATATCCCGCTGGACGGCCTCATTCTGGACGGTGCCGCCACCACCGGCACCTATGAGTTTGCCACGGATATCGACCTCGGCGCGGTCTTTACCAGCCGCATCCCGGTCAGCATGACGGTTGGTGGCGTCAACCAATACGCCGACTTCTTCGAGCCGGCCGACTTCTTTGCCGTCGAGGATTTCTTTCAAGCGGCGTCGGGTTCCTGGTCGGTCGAACTGCAGGCCCGCACCACACTGGACGATCCAGCAGGCAGCCCGGTGACCTGGACCGCGTGGCTGCCGCTGATGATCGGCGACCTCACCTTCCGCGGCGCCGAATTCCGCCTGATCCTCAACAGTTTTGCCGAAGGTGTGACGCCGCTGGTGACCGCGCTATCGGTGACGGTCGACATGCCGGATCGCAGCGTCAAGGTCATCAACGCGACGATCCCCGTTACCGGCTAC